AATGATAAGTTAACGGGATCAGAAACGTCAGGATACTGACGGTATAAATGTACTACTTGTCCACTTCCACTAACTTTTAAATCAAAATCATGTGTTTTATCTCCAATAGAAGCAAACCAAAATCCTTTTACAAATCCTTGCGAGTATCTTCTTTTATCAGACTCTTGTCTTTGTACTCTTACTATTTGATAACTTTCTATTTGACCTAAAAATAAAGGACAAGTAGAAAAGTCTAAGGTAAATTCTATTCCTATATTAAAACCTATTGTATCATTAGGATTTGCTGCTCCAGGTACATCTGATCCTTTACTAGCAGTAGGCCAAAAGTTAGTCCCTGAATTATTAGTACTTCCGTCTTCTTCAGAGATATCTGGAAACTTAATATCTCCTATATATTCTACATACGTAGCTTCTCCTTTAATAGTATAAAATACTATCCCAAATCGATAAGTTTCTCCGCGTTTGTATCCACGCATTAAACCAGATAAGAATGGCGAAGCAAAATTAGGAAAGGTAGTATTTTCATAAGTGCCATACCCATCATTAAAATTATGGGTAAAAACAAAATCAGGAGTATTGCTTACGTTAGCAAATCCTTTATCTGTATTATTACCGTCTAAGGTAAAAGGTTCTAGATGAAATTTATAACTAATATTAGGACCATTTCCTCCTAAAGTAACTCCATCATTTTGATATCTAAATTGTTCTGCAAACTGCCAGTTTTCATCCCAATGAGCATCTAAATTATAATTAGTATTAAAAGCTAAATCTAATTCTGATTTAACAGGTCCTAATGGATTTACGGTATTCCAATCATACCCGTCAAAATTAAAGCGCTTAGTTTTAGCATCAAAAGTCTCACCAGGCCCTAATAAATCTTGAACATCAACAGTAGATCCTTTAATATTAGAAATAACTAAAGAACTATCTTTTTGTGTAATAGTCTTTGGAGTTTTAAAAGCATAAGACTTAACTATAAAATCAAATAATTCAATAGGAACAATTGATCCTTCTGTGCCTGTATAGTTAAAAGTTACTGTAGCATTAGTGCCTATAGATATTTGTTCTACAGCAGTAACTTCAGGTGTTGCTGTGCTGTTAGCATAATAAGCAACTATAAATTCTATTTTGTCAAAATTCGTATACCCACTAGTATCTACTTGAATCTGAATACTTTTTCCTGTATTTACTTGAGTAGGATTTCCATTATATTGTGCAGATTGAGGTAAAGATTCTGAGTCTTCTACAATATGAAATAATATACTTGGCGGAGCAATTAATGTTTGTTTACCGTCAGTAGTAATTAGTCTATAACTAACTTGGTATTCTCCAGATAATAAAGCACCTCCACCTGTTACAATTTTTAATAAAGGTTGTGTATAAGTTATATTAGGAAAGATATCAATGTTTCCAACATCTAATGTTTCTAAATCAGGATCTTCTAAATTTACTGTTCTAAAAAAATTATTATAATCAGTCCAATAAACTCTTTGAATACAATCTGTTTCATATCGTCCTAAAGCTTCTATAGGCCATTTCTTTTCAAAATTTAAAAGAGGATTGTAATATTTTAATTCAGGAAATCCAGGAAGTATTTCTCTAGTAGCGGTGTTGTATTGTACGTCGTAAATCCATCCTTTAGCATCTGAATCATCTGCTACAAAAAGAATTATTCTATTTCTAATTGTAGTGTATCCGATAATTTCTGGATTGCTAGCAGTCCAACCAGAACCGTTAAAAGTTCCTGAACTAGGAATAGTAAATGCTTCGACGTTTCCTTTGATATTAGTCCATGCTCCCATCGATTCACCTGTAGTAGTGGTTATTCGAATATCTAAAGCATCTATGTAAAGAGTTGGGTCAATACTGTCATAGGCAGTATCTTTATTCATTCCTTGATATGTATTGATATGTCTTTCCATTAGATTGTATTAAGAAGTCGCTGGATTCGGTCCTTGTGCTGCACCTGTAAGTACGTTGATTGTAGATACAAGAGCGATACCTGCTTTAGGTCTAAACTTACGTTGTTCTGGTAATTGCATATTAGCAAAGAATGAAGCATGTGCTTGTACATCTGGGATAGTACGTAGTACTGAATTCTTAACTGTCTCAGCTTCGTCTACGCCATTCCATTGCTTAGCATGATTTACTGCTTGAGCAAAGTACCATTCTTTATCTCTTTCTATAATTTGAAACTTATCTCCTGATAACTCATTACGAAGCCAAAGTTTTCTAGCTATACGATGAGCAATATAATGTGCTCCTGCTTCCATCCATTGCTGCTCTGCAGGAATAGTAGGATAACCACAATCGTCAGTTGGTATGGCTGAATAGCTCATTGCTACAAATCCTTTAGCCATAGAAGGAAAAATGTAACCTTGGCCAACTGTATAAGTTTCTCTGGATTCTGTAGTATAATCTCTGTTGTCTAGATGATAGCGCTTATGAAAGTAATCAGTCTTCCATCTCATTGGGTATAAAGTTCCGTGTCCGCATTCTGCTTCTTCTAGAGTTTCTATACCAACAATATGGGCTACCTGGCCTATTTTGTAAAGGTCAAATGGTAAATCTCCACGACCGTCACATATTTCAATATAGGCAATTCTTTCCTCCATAGTCACACCTACATTAGTATGAGCCATAAACTCTGCTAGCCATTCGATACCTTCTTCTTCTTTGATATCGTAATTAAAGCCAAAATCCCTGATAGTTTTATCAAGGATTGCTTTGTATGAAACGGTCTTTCCTGCGTGCATTACATTAAGCCTTTAAGTACTGATTCTAGTCTTTCAGCAATTCCTGAAGAAGATTCATCTCGCATCGGATCTTCCGTTGTTACAGATTTTTCTTCATCATATTGCCAGCAACCTTCTTTATCTTTGTAGCGTTTACAAACAGTTTTAATAAAACCGCCTTCTACTTGCTCTACTTTAATTTCTTCTGAGCTACCATCTTCAAACTCTTTACGAGTTATCTTCACTACTGATTCTACATCTTTAGAAGAACCTTTGTCTTCCATCATTTCACTATCCATAATAAAATACTTTTCTGTTAGGGTCTTTTACAACCTTAGCAATTAAACGAGAAAATTGTCTAGAAGCTTTAAACTTATAAAAACTTTTAAACTTTAAATTAATTGTAGCTTTATCCCAATGGTGATCATAAAATTCTTGATTGCTATGATCGTTCTCGTGATAAATTACTTTTTTATTTGGTATTTCTGTAATCTCTTGTCTAGATAAACCAGGATGTTTACCGTGCCAGTAGGCCCAAGTCTCATGCCAGTTTACTTTTAAACTTTTAAAACGAGTTCCGTCTTTCTTAAAAAATTTAAGAGGATTACTTCTTACTCTTAGTTTTCCTACTCTATTTACTTTTAATTCTAAACCTTCTTCTACTACACTTGTACTAAAAGCAGTAAGTAATTCTTTAATAAAATTATTATAAACAGGTCTGTTAACTAAAACTTCTTTAGAGTTTTTGACATAGAAATCATAGAAATCATTTTTCTTAATGTTTCCTTTCAGCTTTCCTTCGCCTCTTTTAAGATATGTATTAGTCTTTTGCACTGTTACCTGTTATAGTAGCGTTAGTATCTGCTCTTTGATCTTCAGCATTGTTAGCATCATCAAGAGGATACATTCCTTTCTGAGCCAATTGCTGAATAATATAAGGCTTCATATATGCCCACATCCATTGATTTAATGGATAAGGGTCTGTTGGTTTCCAACAAGTTTGATTTGTTTCACAGTTGATATAATCTCCAAGAGCAGTAGGGTCTTCGAAGATGCCTCTCAATGTAATATACTTAAGCATTAAATGCGCAGGATTCTTACTAGTTACATACATGTAACCTCCGTAAAGAAATGCGTAAATACTATTCTGTGTAGTCCTGCCTTCTCCTATGTAAGGTACTCTAGAGTAATCTATAAGTATAAAGCGTGGTTTCATGATATCAGCAGGCCCCACAGAAGTAATGCCTTTAGTGTAAAAAAATTCTATCGTATTTGGAATTTGCTTTTTAGTTCTAAGAACTTTACAACCTGTAGGAACTGAAATACAACAATCTATAGGATCAACTAATTCTAATTCCATACATTTTAGATCCTGAAGTACATAAGGATCTATAGAACGGTTTTTATTGTATTCATTACGAATCCATAAAGCTCGTTGCTCATTGATTAAGTCCGTGTATAATTCATAAGAATACGAAGATTCTATTGAGTTAATTGCAAGGAACTCATCTATTTGTGCTTGGTAATCTTGAAGTGACAGCATAATAACAAATATACGATTTTATTAATAACTATCGACCCTGTCCTTTATAAGCTTTCTTATAGTTTCTAGAGTGTTTAGATTTAGAAATTTTAGTTTTCGCATGTACGCCTGGGCGTGATACTTTAACTGAAGCTTTTCTTCCTACTGATGATGTGTTTGTTTTAGCCATTATTCCTTGATTTCAAAGTGCATCCAGTCATAGTCTTTTTCTACTCCTAAAGAAATAAATCCATGTCTGTAAAATATATCTATCATAGGTTGGTATTCTGGCCTAGCAAAACGTGCAGTACGTTTTGTTTCTTTTAATGTATTTCTAGCAGGATCAAGATCTACTGCTATTCCCCAAGCATGTTTGCTCCAAGAAGCTCCTCCACGCATTTTGCGATAATTAAAACAACCACCAAAAAGATCAATGCCAAGTTCTTTTATTCTTGCTGACCCATAGTGAGAAAGAAGATCATTAAATACAGCAAGAAGATTATCTGCTATATCTTTATGACATCTTACTCTACTTGTTGTAGTGTCAGTATCCCATGCTATACGCAAAGGATAAGGACATATAATTGTAGTTAAATAACCTGCACCTGTTTCATTAGGCTTACCGTATTTAGCTATTGTTTGCGCTGTCGTCATCATCTTTTTTCTTGTCTTGGTTTATTTTTAAAATATTACTAAGCTGAGAAATAAGAGGTAAAAAATTTCCCCAACCAAGTCGCATAAAGTTTTCTAGATTAGAAATAAAAAGTTGAATAATTATAAAGTTATAAAACAAATAATGTAACCAATCGTAGATATTAAATTGAAA